TGCTATTAAATCTTCTAACAATATTAAGTTTATCAAATTTGATTATATTTATATTTTTGATAGTATTAAGAGAATTTAGATATACAAACGCATTATTATTTATAGATATACTTTGTAATGCATCGCCTACAATATAGGCATCAATATATTTATCTTTAATAATTCTAATAATGGCATCGCCATAATCTTTTGATAAATCTTGTGTTTCGTCAATAAAAAGACATAATTTTTTATTTAGATTAAAATTATTTTTATTATATTTAATATATGACATATTGCTAAAATCTTCATTTATACAATCATCACAAAGAGATTTAACAATGCCTTCAAATTTATTTATATGAGTATTATTTTTATCACCTAATTTATACATAAATGAGTCAATAGTGGAAATTAGAATATGTGATATTTTATTACTAATTTTATTTCTAAATGAAATTTGATATTTTTTATCTAAATAATGTTCTTTTTCATCATTTATTAATTCCAATTCATTTAAATTACCATTATTCAGTTGATTAATGAATTCATTATAAATAATAGTTTTTGCTGAATGTTGTTTAGAGACAATAATGAAATAATCATAATGGCAGAAATTTTTATTTTTAAGATTTTGAATTAATCCATAGGTTTTTCCATTTCCTGCTCCTTGTTGTTTAATATATAAATTGGATTGTTTTATTACTTCTTTTGTTATAATAAAAATGCCATCTTGTAAATTTTTAATGAAAGTTTTTTTATTTAATCTTATAACATCAATCATATTATTTTTAACAATTTTAGGATTTAATTTATAAATATAATTATTATAATCAATAAATATATATTCATAATTTATAAAACTTTCATACATCCATTTATTATTATCATTAAATTCAATTATAAACCTTGAATCATCATCAGTAATATTAATAATATTTAAACTACCTTCAGTGGAACCATTAATAATCCAGATAATTTCTCTATTATGAATAAGATAATCGCATTTACGCTGATAAACTTCAATTTTAGATATTTTTGAATGTTGTATTTCTATATTATATTTAGTTTTTGGTAATACTATATCTGCCCGTCTTGTTTTTATCTGTCTTATATCATCCTTTATATAAGTTATTTCAATATAAGGGAAATAAGATTGCCATTGTTTATGCCATATAGAATGAATATCATTTGTGTCAATATCATCTTTAACTTTATGAATAAAATGTTTATTATTTATAAAAATCAGTTCGTGATTATGACAACATTTAATATTAGTTGGTTTAGATTTTTTGATATAATCATTAACAGAAATAGGTTTATCATTATAAAAAGCATATGAAGAATAGTAATTATTACATTTCATTATTATAAGAAAAGAAATGATATTTATTTAAATATATTTTTGTGAATATCTATTTCATATATAATAAAAAAATGATTTTATCAAGTTTTATAAATAAATAGATATGAGTAAAAATAGTTTAATTGCTAAATCTGGATTTAAAGCAGAAGAAATATTTAGAACAGATCAGGAAATAAAAATAGTATTAGAAAAATATTTTAATATGAATATTATATCATTAAATAAAATACACGGAAAAAAATATGATACTGAAATATTATTTGAAAATGGAAGATATATTAACATTCAAAATAAAAAAATAGAAAATTTTGGAGGAAGAGGTGATTCATTTGATAGAAGACATATTAAAGATACATTTAATAATCAATTTATTAGAAAATATTTAACTTTATTAATGCTAATTAGAAAAAACAAAAATGAAACATTAATGAATGAAAATCAAAAACTAGATTTTATTAGATTATGTAATAATAATATTGATGATATAAAACAATATATACGAAAAACATTAATAGGAACTGAAGAAGAAAAAAATCATTATTGGTGTATAATGAAAACAAATAAACAATTTATAAATAAAGAAATATATATAATTTCTAGTGAAAATTTAATAGATTTTATTGAAAAAACATTAAATATAAATATTAAATTAAAATTAAATGGTACTTGTCTTCATTTATCGCAATATATATCATTACAAAGAAAAGGAGGTGATAAAACTGATAATTCGCCAAATCATATACAAGCAAAATTTAAATTTACAAAAGAATTATTAGATTTGCATTTTACTAAAATATTATAGATTTGATAATATTGATATTAAAACATTAATTACTATTGAATTGCCAAGATAAAATAACATTTCTTCATCCTTAACTATAGTATTCCATTTATAAGTTTCATCAAAACCAAACATTTTTAAACTTTCATTTATATTTAATCTTCTTATTTTTTCATTAATAAGATATAATCCTGTTTTAGCACCAGGACCTCCGGATGAAGCACATATAGTAGGACCACAAGAATTAATTGAATATATTCGTTCTCCCTGTCTTCCACCTTTATTAGATATAATATTAATTAATTTAAATAAAAGTATTGATGATTTTTTAGTATTTATTTCTTTACATTTTTCTAATTTATATTTATTTTCATAATTTAAATATTTATTTTCATTATAATCAATAATAGTTGAAACATTTGTTATTTGTTGTGATAATTCTAATGTAAATTCATATTTTTTTATTTTATCACATATAATAAATAATCTTTGACGCGATTGTGGAGAATTATAATATTTAGAATCTATAACTTTAAAATTACTGATATAACCTCTTTTCTCTAATTCCATTATAATAATTTTAAATGTTTCACCATTACTAATATTTAATAAATTTTTAACATTTTCTAATATTAATGTTTTAGGCATTTTAATATCAATGATTTTTAATATAGAATAAAATAAATTACCTTTAATTTTATCATTAAATCCTTCTTTTTTTCCTGCTATTGAGAAAGGTTGGCAAGGAAACCCAGCACATAAAATATCAAAATCAGGAATAGATTCAATATCTATTTTATCAATATCTCCTTCTGGTTTAATTCCATAATTTTCTTCATATATTTTTCTAACTTTTTCATCTATATCACACGCAAATACGCATTTATATTTAATATTATCTATTAAATTAAATGCATAATGAAATGCTCCTAATCCACAAAATAAATCTATATATTTAATTTCTGTATTCATTAAATTAGATATAACAAAATCATAATCATTTTTTTATATAGGATTTGCTAATTTGTCTATGTCCTATTTTGAATCTTCCTGAAAATAGGAAGTTAGATTTGAATAAATCACTATTTAGATATAATTTTATTTAAATCGCATTCTTTTTTTGGTATGAGTGCTAATAATCCTCCACCAAAATAATTAACTTTACCTAAAAATGCTATTTTAGTTTTTCTTGTTAAATTATAAATATATATACAATCTTTGCCAATATTATTCTTAATAGTTGTTATATTTCTAGGTGCTCCCCATTCAAACCAATTATCATTATTAAATTTTCTTATTTTTCTTTCAATTAGTAGTTTTTTATGTTCTAATAAGTATTCATTTATTTTATCATTTTCGCAAGGATATTTATCAATATAAATATATTTATCAAGTTTATCTTCTCCATTCAAAACCTCAATATTCCCAAATTCTTCATTTTTATAAATTTCCTCTTTACCTGATACAAGTCCAACATAAATATTAAAGTAGTCTTCAAATAAAATTGTATTCTTTATTTCTTCATCTTCAAATGTTATTATTCCATTACTATTTATTATAAATTTCATTTTATCATTATAAATAGTCTTCTTTTCAATACTACTATTTTTACAATATCTAAAAATAAGAATATCAATTGAAGCACCATCAAACATATTTTCATTATTTGGGTGATATATATGTGTAAATAAACCATTCTCCATCATTTCATTTAATAATTTATATGATGATGTCAATTTAAAGAAATCAGAGGGAACAATAAATATCAATTCTCCATTGTCTTCAAGCAAATTATAACATTTATCTATAAAATCTATATACAAATTTCCTTTCTTAGTTTTGATATAAGGAGGATTCCCAATAATGCTTATATATTTTTTATGAATATCTTCTTTAATAAAATCTGTATAAATAACATCATTAGTATTTATTCCATCTAATAATTTTATAGTATTATCTATTTCATACATATCAAAAGATATATTTGGATTTTTATCAATAATATATGTAATTAAATCGCCTCTGCCAATAGATGGTTCAAGAATATTTAATGGATTATTTAATATAAATTCAAATACTTTTTTTTTAAGTTCAATATTAGATGTAAAATATTGTCCCAAACTTTTTTTAGATGGCATTTATAAATAGATAAATATTATAAGTTATATCATTTTTTCTAATAATTTTTTAAATGAATGATATAAAAATTAAATAATTATTTTAAATTATATGTTGTTTAATATTAGTGATTTCAATGATATAATTTTTAGTGTATATATATTTAATAATTTTTCGGCAGAAAATGCTAAAGAAAAACTTAGTAAATTGATTGATGTATATATTTCAAAAAATTCAATAATTGAAAATAAATCAATATTATATACATATGGAATGTTTTATACAGAAACTGAAACTAAAGAATATTATGCTTATAATGCTTCATTAACACTTCATCATCAATTATTAGACAATTTAATAATTATGGTTGAAAATTATTATAAAAAATGATTATCTATGATTATAAAAAATTATAATTATGACATCAAACGAATTATATAAAATCAATAATGATATTTCTAATATTAAGAATGATATTGTAAAAACTATTAAGAAAGAAGATGGAATACGATTTAGGATATTTAAGGATGCTATTGAAGATAAACATAGTTTTCCATATTATTATAGAAAATATGAAGATTATATTATAGATAATAAAAATGATGATATTGAAAATGATAAAGTTAAATCAATTGCCGAACATATGAATATAGGAGATAGTAATAATTATTATTATGTAGTTTCTTTATATTTGGAAATATTTAATGAAGATTGTGAGAAAATAGTTGATATTAGACGCGAACGAAGATTATTGGAAGTTAAATATGATGAAATGATTAAAATAAAAGAAGAATTGGAGATAGAAATTATCAACAATAATTCAAAAAAAGAATTTATTAAAAAAGTGATAATGATTATTATCATTTATTTAATATCAACAGCAGTATATATACAATGGACGATGAAGAAATAAATAGAATAAATAATGATATTTCTTTAATAAGAAGATTAAATATAAAAATAGATATTGTCAATAATCATATCAAAAATTTATTAAAAAAGACAAATATTTTTATTAGAGGTTTTAGTAAATTAAAAATAGACAAGACCATTAATGAAATAACAGATAATTTAGAAGATTTATATATTAGACGCGATGAATATAAACAAGAGATAATGGAAATTGAATATAAATATGATTGTAAAAATATTTATGAATATAAATATCAAATAGAAAAAGAAAATAAATTAAAAATAATTATTTAACAATAGTTTTATATTCTTCTTCAAATGTTTCATAATTTGTTTGAATAATGGAAGACATTTTAGGTATATAATCATATAAATAAGTTAGACCATCAATTTTTGGTTTTGTGTCTTCTTTTTCTTTTATTTCTGGTTTATCATCATCAATAATAATTTCTTTTTTTATTTGACTGAATAAGGTCATAGCAATATCCTTAATTTTTGTTATAATTATTATTTCATTAGAAGTCCAGGAAGATGCAATATTTCTTTTATAACTATAAATAATGGAAACTGCACATGCATGTATTAAACCGATTCTTTGATTTTTAATAGTTTTATTATTAGTAGCATTATTAATAATGAATAATTTATAATAATTGATGATAAAATTTTCAGTATTAAAAAGACAATTAACAAAACCCCATAAGAAATATATGGGGTCGTGTTCGCTTAAACAGAATTGAGTTTGAATTACATATTTTTTCCTAATGATATAATCAAACGAATCTCTAAATAAAATAGAGATAGAATAAATATCATCATTTTTATCAATAGTTTCAATTATTTTAAAAATATTTATAAAAGATGTAATAATTTTAAGTGTTAAAGCATATATATCACTGTCAGTTGGTGGGATTATAGAATTGAATTTAGAAATACCAGCAGGATTTAATTTAATGTCATTATTAAAAACATTAAATATTTTTTGTCGTAATTGTGGAATAGGTATAGTTCCAGTTTTAGTTGTAGGATGTTTATTATGAATATCACATAAAATACACATTTTAGCAATAAGTGTTAGATAATCAATAACATTAATATTATCACTATTAATAATATTGATAGTAGATTCAATAACATTATTAAATTTGACAATGTTAAAAATAGTAATAAAAGTACCGATATAAGAACAGGTATAAATTAATGTATCTTCCAAAACTTCAATTTTAGAATTTTCAATTAAAAAAATACAGGTATTATATAAGCTTTTCTCAATATTACCATTACAGATAAAATCAAATAATTCTTTATTATACATAATAATATATTTATAATATCTTCTTTTTAATACTTAAAATTTTTATCAATAAATTTATCAAATTTAGAAATAGTTTTAAAACCTTTAATAACAGTAACCTCACTTACATTACAAATATCGGCAAATTGTTTTTTAGTATAACCTAATTTATTTTTTTCCGAGTAATAATAGAGAATAGCGGCACAACTTGAAGTTGGCGAATTATCACTCATTATTTCATTTTCTTCTAAGAAATTAATAAGATTTTTACATTTTTCAATATCTGTTAATTGCATATTTAATTGACAACAATAGCGAGAAATGAAATCAATTGGGGAAGAACTGACAACATTAATTTGCAATAATGTTTGAAATCTTGTATTACCTTTATTTAAAATAACTGGATTAATATCAAACATTTTTGCGATTTCTTTTGAACTTCTTGGAATATTATTCATTAAACAGGAATGATAAATACAGGAAGCGATTAAACCTTCTTTATTATCTCCCCTTGATATTTTCTTTTCAGATGCATTTTTATATAATACCTTAGCATCATCAACGACTTTTTGAGGTATTCCATTACTTAATGAATTACTTGTTAAAACATCAAATACTAACCATAAAGTTCTTTCATTATATGGCATAGAATTCCATGCAATAAATTTACGAATTCTGCGAATATCATAATTATTTCCATATTTATTTCCCCCAATCATAGAACCGAGAGAAGATTTAGGAAGTAATGAATTAGTAGGTAATCCACATCTTGACGGATCATCACTTTTACTATCATTACCATAATATCGCCATTCAGCAGTATTATCAATAACTTTACTACATATAGCACTACATTTACTGCAAATCTGCATAGCATCTTCAACAATAAATTCATTACATCCACACGAACATATTATACCCATATCTCTTTCCCCATTTTCTTTAACATATTCTTCCTCCTTTAAATCGTCCATAATATTCCAAATCTCATCTTCTGAATTATTCATAATCGTTAAATGATATAAATGAATCTTTATATAAAGATATAATCATTTTTTATATTTATGGAAAACGCAGAAAAGAATGAAATTTACAAGAGTATAAAGGTTGGTTTAACTAGTTTAAACCAAAATGAATTAGAAGAAATTTTTAAAATCATTTATAAAAATAATAATAATTTCAGTAAAAATAATAATGGTATTTTTATTAATTTATGTTGGTTAGATATAGAAACCTTGAATAAAATTAATAATTATATTAATTTTTGTATTAAATCACACAATGAAATTAATAAATATGAAGTTATATGTAATATGTTAAATGACAGTATTAACAATAAGGAAAAGACGGATGAAACGATGATTGAGAATATAGATAATCCTAAGATTTTATTAAATAAACAAAAAATATCATCTAGTATGAAATTTTATTTATTAAAAAAGAAATTTCAAAAACAACAATTAGCAGCAAATATTGAAAGTTATTTAACATACGATGAGTATTTATTTAAATGACAAAAAATTTAATTTTTGCCATTATTTCCTCCATCCAATCACATAAACCTCTTCACAGAACCATAGACATCGCGTCCATAGTTATGTAAAATTGCTGAAAGGGTATTAATCCTGCACTCGTGTTGGATATATCTATCAAAATAATCAAATGCTTCAAAACTTTCGCGTGCGAAGAATTCCTCGTAGATAATCAGCGGGTCTTTAATCATCTCATTTTCCCAGAAAAGATTAAATAATTTGAAGAACTTTCGCATCTTCTTATCGCTGCTTGCTCTCTTTGGTTCCATCGCATTCAATGGATTTTTGGCAATTGATTTTTCCAACGGAACGAATCCATAATAATCGGCGATGCGTGATTTATCCCAATGCCGGAGTGTTTCAACTCCATAATTAAGTCTAACTCTTTTTTTATCCATAACTGAAGACACTGTTGAAGTATCCTCCGTTAAAAGTAATGATAATACGAAAAGTTGAAATAATCCCTTATGGGATGCCAATTCTTCATTCATAAAAATCACAGTTCGGGAATTGATTGAAACCTTAATATATTTCTCAAATTGAATAAATATGAGATTATATGGCACACGTCCCCAGAGTCTGTAAGAAAAACAACTTATAGATGGCATTTTAACACGCATAAAATAATGATAATATCATTAATTCATTTTTTAGAATTAAATTAAAAAAATAAAACATATATATATATTTTTTAAACAATCAAAGATTCTAATTCAACCAATAAGTCATACATCTCATTATCAGTATAATCATAATTATAAATGAAAATACTTAAATCATCATAAATACTTTTTTTGTTATTTACATCATATAAATTCCATACATTCATATTATTAAGTAATTGATTTAAAATATTATTATTAGTAATATTACATTTATTATCATCAATGTAAAATTCAATAAAATCTTTTAAATTTTGAATATAATAATAATTATCATTTATGAAATTATTATAAATAATATGAATTTTACTTAATAATTTTGATTTAATTAAAAAATGTTTGTAATTATGTGTATTCATTTTGATAAATAATAATTATAAAATTTTAATCATTTTTTTTTAATAATTCTATGAGGATCTATATAATTCTT